AGGTGGTTAATTGCCGAAACAGTCTTTCCCATGCGACGATGGGCAACCACCACAGTAAAACGATGCTGCTCAATCGCATCATGTATCTCTAGCTGCTGATCTCTCGGATCGTAGGGGATGACAATCTCTGTCACTTAACGTATCCGCAGTTCAGGCACTTATTGTTCACTAGGAACGCGCTGCAACTTGGGCAGTTAATCATCTTGTACGTCATCTTTAGCCTTCCCGCCCCATCGGACGATCATTTCCTGTGCGCCACCATTAGCCCCAGTAACCTCTTGCTTCTGCGTTTCAGCCCATCTCATCTGAGCCTTAGTCCACCAAATTAGCGCAGTCGTATCCCCGCCCTGAGCCTTACTAAACAGCGTTTTGGCTATCTGTGCGCTGGCTTTAGCCTTCCCTACGTCTAGCTCAGTCCGATAATGTTTCCGCAGCGTCTTGTCATCGATGCCTATCAATGCGCCTATCTGCTCATGGGGCAAGCCTAGACCTGCCGATGTCTCGACTATCCGCTTGTTTTCTTCTGTTGGCTCATGCTCTATCATTTTATTGAGGGGAAATGTTACTCATCTGTTAACAATACGGCTTTCTTGCCGGTGAAATCTTCCCATCTCTTTACTATTACATCACAGTATTTAGGGTCTAGTTCCATTAGTCTTGCATGGCGATTTGTTTTCTCACAAGCAATTAGCGTACTGCCGCTACCACCAAACAAATCTAACACAATGTTTGTTTTTGTTGTTGTTTTATCAATAGCCTCTTCAGCCAATGCCACGGGCTTTTGAGTTGGATGCACATAGGTTGATGCGCCATCTTTATTTACTGTCCATACCGATCCTATACGCTTGCCACAAAGTTCAGCCCCACGATGCCAAACTAACGCAACCTCGTAATCACTTGAAAATGTTTTCTTCAAGTCACCAATGCCGCCCCCGGGCTTATGCCAAATGACAATGTTTGTCGGATAGCCAAAACCAGAAAACAGATCTATCCATTTCGTTTGCACCTTCCAGCTAGTCCATACAAATACCCAGCCTTTTGAGCAAACCTCAATGACAGGGGCAATATCTAAAAATTGGTCATCATTTGCCAAAACGTCAAACTTTTGCGATTTTGTCCGCATATTTGACTGATATTCAACGCCATACGGAGGATCAGTAAACACCATATCTGCCTTCTGACCATCCATCAACTTCTCTACCGCACCGATGCTCGTACTATCCCCACACATTAACCGATGATTGCCAAGTTGATAAATATCCCCTAGTTTCGTCTTGGGCTCTACTGGGGCTTCAGGTACGGCATCCTCGTCCGTTAATCCATCTACCTGTTCAGGCTCCAGCAGCTTATCTAGCTCTTTAGGGTCGAATCCGAGTACGTCCATCTCGAACCCTTGTTCCTTTAGGTCGGCTAGTTCCAACGATAATAAGGTCGTATCCCAGCCTGCGTTCATGGCTAGTTGATTGTCGGCAATAACGTAAGCCCGTTTCTGGCTCTCCGTCATGTGCGCTAACTCAATAACCGGAACTTCCTTCTGCCCTAGCTTTCTTGCAGCCAATAGCCGCCCATGACCAGCTATAACGCCGCTTTCCCCATCCACAAGGATAGGGTTAGTCCAGCCGAATTCTTTGATACTTGCCGCGATTTGGGCTACTTGACCGTCAGAATGTGTCCTGCTGTTCTTGACGTAAGGGATGAGCTTCTCTACTGAGACTGTCTTTATCTGCACTTTGCACTACCTTTCCGGTGTCATGCGTAAATAAGTTCGTACATATCTGGGCGGTTCTTCATTATCCACGCCCTCGGTTCCTCGTGGCTTTTCTTGAAATCAACGCCTATCGTCTGGCTCCCTGCGTGATGCACATAAGCCCTGCTGACGAAATGCTGATAACCCGCCACGTTTAAGTCATGACATATTATATTATCTGAATACCAATTAGTTGACGGGAACTTGGCTACGTTCCATGCTTCCCGGCTAATACTTGCCCAGATAGGCGCAATCACCGGAGCAACCTTAATCTGCTGCTCACTTTCCCACGCTAACGAGCTTCGTCTATCCCCATCTACCGGGAACCGTATGTTCTGATCCGGCAATACATAGTCGCTCCTAGCCCCCAGAAACCCGACTTTGAAGCCTCTTTCTCTCAAAACCTCAGTGTCTTCTTTCATTAACGATAGCGTATTTGGATTAAGAACCACATCATCATTAGCTAAAATCAATGAGTCAAACTTTCCATGCTCGAAGGCGTAGTCGACGGCTGCGTTATAAGCATCTCCGAAATTGGTAGCAGGATTGGGTCGGTAGATAAGATTGTCTGTGATTTCTCTTGCTCTAGCCCATAATCCCAGATTATTACTACATAAGTAAACGGGCAGCTTGTCACCATAGCAACGAATAGACTCCAGCAGCACCGTTATGCCGGGATTGTTTACCGTACAGATTACGATTGCTTGCATACGCCCCAGAAATACAAATCTGCCGGACTGGTGTTAGTAGAAAACTCATAAGTTGCAAATTTTGATAGATCGCAACTATCCCTAATGTCCTGCTCCGTTAGGTTCCGGTAGTAATCACCGCAAAATGGCGCATCATCCGGGCTTGTACGCCTCGTTCCATGTTCAGCCCTACCCGTAGTAGCACAGGTAAAGAAAACCAGCCCTGAAGCCATCCTGACCATGTTATTGAAGGTCTTCACCCACTCAGGGTTATGCTCAAAGCACTCGCAGCTAGCCACCACGTCGAAACTGCTGTCTGGATAGGTCAATTCCTCACCCTTAGCCACCATATCAACGCCTCGACCCTCACCCAGATCAACCCCGGTATAGTCGCAGCCGACAAAGAATTGCCGGATAGAACCGTTAATGTCCAGACTGCCGATCTCTAAGACCTTAGCCTCGAAAAAATACTGTGGGAATTGCTTTTTGACGCTAGCAACAAAGTCTAGCTGGCTCTGGTGGCTCATTTTTTCTTGTTTCTTGCGGATATAGCGGCTGCTTTGGACTTTGCATCAGCCTTAGAACTGGCTCCCCATGCCTTCAGACTCAGGAGCAACCTAGTAGGTTCACCGTTAGGCTTACGTTCTGCTCCCGGCATATTACCCATCCGGGCTAGAAATGAAGCACGACGAGGATTATCGCCAGATTTAACAGGAGGCTTAAGATCAGAGCCGGGATTTGCAGCCTCGTAGGACTTCCTACCCTTCTCATTTAAGCCGCCTTTAGGGTTCTTGCCAGCCTTCTTAGTCCATGCTGCGCCCATTTTTTCCCCGTTTTTGCTTGCCCATAGGAATCTTAATCTCGATTTCTATTTCATTAACACCATTTTTCTTTTTTTCTTTTTCTTCGTCGAGATACTCTTTTAGCAACTCTTTGTCAGATTTCTTCTTTCCGTTCTTCATTTCTTCCTCGGCTTGGCTGTCTTAGCTGATTCCTTAAACGCCTGAGCAGTAGGCGCACCTTTAGCACCCGGTTTACGCATTTTCTCGCCAGAACCCTCAGCGATACGTTTCCGTTTAGCAGCGATATTCGCATAGAGTCCGGGCTTCATTTCTTCTTGCCCTTCTTAGCCATTCCAGCCTCGCTTAGAGCAATGGCAATCGCCTGATCCTTGGACTTGACCACCTTGCCACCCTTACCGCTGTGCAAAGTACCCTCTTTAAACTCGCCCATAACCTTGCCGACCTTCTTTTGAGCCTTAGACATCTTTTTCATACGACCTCCAGATAACCACGTTCAAAAAGTAAGCCAATGGTCTTTCTATGAGCTTCTTCCCACATTTCTAACCGCTGCTGCTTGGAAAGATTCTTACCTTGGTCAAGCTCAAAATGGCATAAAAAACAAAGGCTAGCAATCCTAAAATCACTAGCCTTTATACCCTTTCCTTTCCCATCTCGCAACTGATTCGAGTGGGCTGCGACTACTGTTCCGTCCTCCCTGCCGCAATGCTGACAAGGTAGGTCTCTAGCCTTTTCAAGTAGCTTCTTGTTTCTGTACATTAAAGTTCTTAGCCGGATAATTTACGAAACTCTCGCCCTCGTTGCACTCCTCGCAGCAGGTAACGATCTCGCCAGATATATCCCTAGCCCTCGGAACCTCATCCCAATCTACCACCCAACCGCAATACTCACATTGTGCCAAATTGCTATCGTCTGGCACGTTATCTTGCAGGTCAGTCATGGCGCACTCCTTTTGCGGATAGCTGCGGAACACCAAGTAGCCAGCACATCCTCGGCATACTCTTTGTCAATATCATCACAAACCTTCGCACACGCCTCGCGCTCTGCTGCTGCGACTAGCTTGGCGAAGTGTTCTAGTTGCGCATAATCAAATTCACAGCCGCCTATCATATGATCTGGCGTCGATTCCTCAGCCATGCGGATAATGTCATCTCTGGTCATTGTGTCACCCTATCCATTGTTCGATTAGAAGCCTCCTGAGACCGCCATACGTCAATCCGAGCCTGTGCTGCTATCAGCTTCCACCTAAGCTCCTCAGCAGCCTCTACAGCCGCCTGAAGCCCTTTTAGTAAGGCTTGGTACTCTGGATGAGCATAAGCCTGATTCTCCCTGTCAGCGACCGTATTTCCTATTGCCTGACTAAACAGGATTGCTTTCTTGCTTTTCCGAAACTCCTCTAGGTAAGTAACCTCGGCTTTAGCCTTGGCGTAAGCCATAGAATTTTGATAAATAAAATCGATGGCATCGTGTGGGTTAACCTGCATACTGAGCCTCAGTAATGGAAACTCGGATTGCCTCAATCAGCTTCTCAGCGTTCTCAGGCGAGATTGACAGGTTTGCGCTGCCGTTGGACAACATCACGTTAATCCAGACATTCTTGCCAACCGTATCGACGAAAATTGCTGTGTGTTGGGTTGTTCCTTCAACTTTCATAATGCCCCCTTAAACGTAGTTCCAAGGTTTAGCGTTCTGGCTTACTGCAAATTTCTTAGCCTCGCGCTTTTCCTTAAATTCAATTTTGGTAATGATGTTCTCAAGCAATGGCTGGACACCATTTACTAGCGTCAATTGCCAACCGTTTTTAACTTTTGTCAGATGTGCTGTAATCATTTTGTTCCCCTTAGTCATCCCGCTGTGTGCTGCGGTATGGACGTATCTTCTCAAAACTATTTCTGCGTGTAAACACATTTATTTCTATCTGTAAACACATTGCTATAGCTAAACACTATTCCCTGCAAACCTCTTTTACCGCTTTTATTGCGTCGATGACATTACTGACAACAGTTACCTGCCCTTTCCACGAGTGATGCCATAAGACCTGATCCGGGGTTAGCTTGGCTTTCTCATCTCGTTTTATCTCCAGCAGGACATTTTTACCTTTGTAGCCCACAAGAATATCCGGGCAACCTTTCCCTACCGCATGGAGATGTTCGACTTCCATTCCCAAGCGTCTTAGCTCTTTGACGATCTCGACCTGATTCGAATCCACTCGTTTATAGACCACGCCAATCCCCTTTCTTGCCTCGGTTCCCAAGCTCCCACTGAGTTCGGCAATCTTTTTCCAGCTTATCCCGCCTGTCACCCTTGACCCTAGCCAGATAGTCCATTGCCTTGCCCCTATCCTCTACTCTCCATGCTAAGACTTGGCGCACCTCGCACTTGTGCCTATGCTCCTCCACTTAGGATTCTCCATGCTTCGGCTGCACACAATGGAACTTGTCCGTTTCCAATGGCTTTAAGTCTGTCCACCCTAGCGTCCATCCCATTAGCCATCCCCTCTCT